GTATATGTTATAAAAATAAACAAAGTTATTTATTTGAACTAAAAATTGAATCGATTTTATAATGCATATAAAAAATAAAACACAGCCATTATATATCATGACAGAAAACGTGAAAATTCTTATTGTAGACAAGACGGCGACACTTAAGGAGCTGAAACTTAAAAAGTTTGTAGAAGAAGATTTGTATAAAAAGTGCGGACTAACACAAAAGAAGGATTTCAAGAAGCAAACTACTTGGAATGTAACTCTTAAAGACAACACATATACTATTGTTCTTTATGCTAAAAAGGAAGGGCGTGCCGGACAAGAAAACAAATATGATTATCCTCCACCTGTAGATAAGGAGTTGTATTTTGGAGCAAATGCTCTGGTGCATTATGACGAAAATGGAAATCCTCAAGACCTTACAAAGTCATTGTGGGAGAAGATATATGAACATCTATTTGGTGGATTTGAAGATTTGAATGATGATGAAACGGAAAGTGATGATGAAAACGATGTATATAATGAATTGGAAAAGACGACTTCCGGATATGCCAAAGATAATTTTGTTGTAGATGACGAAGAAGATATGGATGGCGACTATGAATGTGAAAGTGAATTGGAAGAAGAGGAATATATTTAATCTGTTGTATTATAGGAAAACCACTATGAAACAAAGTGTAAAAAACGGCTTAAAAAATGAAACGTATATTACTAATAATAAACATATGTTGGGATATTTTTTTCCATTATGTTATGTAGGATTAATGAATTACATATCAACATCTTATTCATCATTATCTCATTATGTCCCTTGCCCGAAATATAAACAATACTATAATATTGCTTTATCCACAGCATCATTTTTGATAATTTTGCGTCCATTGTCAATTGTGCTAAATAGCGACTTTTCATATATAGCGTGTTATAGTAGTGAATATTATAAGGATATTACTGTTGAGCAACGATTATTTTTTATTCTAAAATTTGTGGAATGGTTGGATACAATATTTTTGATAGATAAACACAAGGGTGATTTATCACGCATATCAAACTTACATTATTATCATCATGCGATTGTGCCAACAATGACATATTATGGTATTTCTCAACCAGGGGAACTATTTGTATATATTTCTAACAGTTTCGCTCATTTCTTGATGTATGGATATTATGCTTATCCGCGTATATTATACCCATTCAAGAATTTGATAACATTATATCAATACATTCAGCATATGTTAATGATGGGAATTATTGTATATCAAATGTTATATTCGTGCAATGTATTTTATCCAATGATTAATATTATAGGTTACACGTACTTTTTTTATGAATATTTCAATCTTATAACGGATATAATTACTCCATTTTTTGGTATCTTATCTACAAACACAAAGTCGGCGTTTCTGTTTTTATTGAATATTGGATATTTGATGACAAAAAATGATTCTGTATATTTGTATTCATTTATACTGTTGTTTATAACTTCTGTTCTGCATCATCAAATGAAGAATAATGTATTTTTAACATTAATTGATAAAACAGCAGTATATAATGTAATATATCAAGGTGGTTTCCGTTTCATTATGAGTAGCGAAAGAAATAGTTTGATAGATATATGTATTCTGTGTAACTTTATAATGGATATCATATTACATCCAATCGGGAATAAAGTTAAAATGTTTTGCGGAGATGAAAATGTGAAGAATGCTGAATTTTATCATGCTATAATGCACGCGTGTGCTTCGTTTGGTCATCTTGGTATTATATATCAATATTCTTTGAAATAACTTCAAGACGATAAAAATTGAATCATAGCATAAATAACAATAAATATATATAAATTTATAGTATTAGTAAATAGTAAATAGCTGTATGAACCAATTAACAATTAAAACCCCAGCACAGTTCAGGAAAAACATTGCCACTAAATTCAGTGCGTTTATAGACGATGAAACCAAATGTATCAATCTGGAAAAGGGAATATATAATTCGTGTATCAAGGAAGGAAAGTCCAGAAAGATTATTAATAAGTGGGAAAACAAGCAGTTTGAAACGCTGTATATGAGTAAGCTATGGACGGTATTTACAAATTTGAAAAACGAAGAATTTGTCAAGCAAATAAACAATAACGAAATTTTACCTCAACAAGTGGCGTTTATGACACATCAAGAAATCTGCCCGGAACATTGGAAAGATATGATTGAACGCAAAATCAAACGTGACGAAAGCAAATATTCCAATAATACAGAAGCATCTACGGATATGTTTACGTGCAGAAAGTGTAAATCTAAGAAATGTACGTATTATGAATTACAAACACGCAGTGCGGATGAACCAGCAACTATCTTTGTATCGTGTTTGAATTGTGGTAAGAACTGGAAAATGAATTAAACATTTATTGAAACAAAAGACAAGTCAAATAAAAAATGCGATTTTTTTATTTGAAAATAATAAATGTGAGGTAGAATGTATTACAAATCAACATACAATTTACATTATTTCTAAATCTTTGAATTTCCAATATTCACAACTGCCATTTGGAAGTGGTCGTTTAAGAATGAATGGAATTGCCTTCTGATAAAATTCTTTTTCGGCAATTAGATAACTATCAATTTCATTTTGCTCAATGGAAATAAATGGCTTGGACCCATATTCCAATTGTTTTGCACGCTCACCAATAATACGTGCTCGTTCATACTTTGTTAAAAACGGAACTGTCTTGTGAAGAGGGTCAATGATAGCACCATTTGCGTCTCGCACAACAATGGACATTTTTTCAATTTCGTCAATATTATGCTGTAAATGCTCAGGATAATAGTTCATTATTGTTTCTTTGGAAGTGTTTTCATTGAACTTTTCAATATAATCCTCTTCGTCACTGTCGCTGTCGTAAAATTCTTCATTCTCATTGATTAGATATAAGTTATTACTAAATGAATTCTCATTGTTGTCCATCTCTTTTTCTTCGTTATCGTCTTCATCATCTTCATCTTCATCTTCATCATCGTCTTCGTCATCATTATTGTCATTGTCATCGTCTTCGTCTTGTTCATCATCATCATTATCTTCGTCACCATCATTTTCATTTTTAGTGTCTTTTTTTATTACCTCTTCGTGTTGTTCATCATCTGATTCATTGAAAATGTCGGGTTCATCGTCATTCATATCCATATTTTATTATATTACCTCTATATAAAAAAATATTTTCAAATCAATTTTTATCTATATATTATCATTATCTTATGTTTATCTTATGATTATATGTTGCATTATTCGTTTTTCCATGTATGGTCACAATAAGAACATAAATATACGTACTTCATGTTATTGTTGTCATAACGAATATAAATAACATCATTTTTATTGCTTGGTTTGTGGGAGTCACAGCTTTCATTGGGACACACTGTATTTTCCAAATGTGGTAACGTGGGGTCAAGTTTGGTGAATTCATTTACAACAATGTTATTATTGTCGGCAATATAATTAGTGGATGTATTAATTATACACGAACTGGTTTGATCAGTATTTTCATCAACATTTCCACAATACCTACAATAGTGGGTAATCTTATTTGCTAATTCGGTAGTGTCGTTGTTAATATTGATACCCAAATAGAACATGTTATCGCATTTGTTACAAAACTTCATAATAGTATAGTATAAATAGTATGGATATTAATTTTTATATATGTATCGTTCAATTTTTCAAAGTAATATTATTATTTAAAGGCTCCTAAAAATTGATTGAAAAATTAGGTAAAAAAAAAGTATTATTCCATTATATACCCCCTTAAATATTTTGCATGTCACTAACCGGGAGATTGAAACAACTACTTATATCAAACTGTATTAAAAAAGGCGAAACCGGTGTTACAGTAACAAATACTCAAATACCTTCAAAGGATGAAAATATTTTAGGAGGACGATATAGCATTGATGATGATAAATATTCTGAATTTCTCAAAGTGTATTGCAGTGATATTGTGAATAAAGGTAAAAAAGCATATTTGACCGAAGCCCAACGAAAAGAGGGAGGTCCGATTGTCATTGACCTTGATTTGCATTATAAGTCTAATGTACGCACACGTCAATGCAATAATAACCATATCAAAGAGTTTCTTGCCATTGTCTTAGACGAATTAAAAAAAATTTATCAGTTTGACGAAGATAATGCGTTTTCGGTATTCGTAATGATGAAGGATGGTGTTACAATATTAGAAGATAAAGACTTGACAAAAGACGGTATCCATATATTGATTGGAATTAAATCCGACAAAGTTGTAGAGATGATTCTGCGCGATAAGGTTTTGCCAAAAATGGAAAACATTTTTGGTAAGCTTCCATTGGTAAATACGATGGAGGACGTATATGATAAGTCGGTTACATCCGGAAATGCTCCTTGGCAGTTATATGGTAGTCAGAAACCAGGTTCTATTGGACCATACTTGCTTCATCAAGTGTTGGAAGTTCGTTACGACGAAGACGACGAAGAATTAATAATGGATGATTTGGACGTCAAACGATACAATATTACCGAAAATATCAAGGCATTGTCCGTCCGCAATACTGAAAATCCCGAGTTTTTCAAATGCGATAGCTTTTGTGACGAATATAATAGTTACAAGCAAATGCTTCAAGGAGGCAGAACTTCAAATATGAGCCAGCAATTGGTGGTGAATCCGTTTATGGAGCAAGTTCGTGGAAGCGAACAATCAGCATTGATGACAATAACCAATCGCGAAGAGTTAGATTTGTTTGTAAATACATGGTACGAATCAACTGGTAGTAATGACCCCACATTATTAGAAGCATATGTATTTACACTTGCATTGTCGGATAGCTATTATGGAAATGGATCATATGAAAAATGGATTCGTGTGTGTTGGGCGTTGAAAAACACTGATGTCCGGCTATTGGTTGTATGGATTGCATTTAGTGCCAAGTCTCCTTCGTTTTCGTTTTCATCTATACCAGACCTTATTGATAGGTGGAATAATGCAGACACAGGCAGTGAGAAAGGTCTTACTGTTCGTTCAATTACATACTGGCTTAAGAATGATAATCCCGAATTATATCAAGAATTACTAAGCAATGAAGTTGTTATACAGCCAATTAAACTAATTGTGTTTGGTCATAATAATCAGGCAGAAGAAAAAGGGAATATACCCGATGATATACTGGCTCAGGTATTGTATGTACTATTTAAAGGCGAGTTTGTCTGTGCAGCAATTAAAAACAATACGTGGTATCGTTTTGTGGAAAATAGATGGGTAGAAGACGAAGAAGGCGTATCACTTAGACGAAAGATTCGTTTAATTGGTAGTCATATGGAGCTTTATAAGAGTCGTTATGTAGCGGAAAATGCTCAAGAACGCCGTATTGATGTTCCCGACATTAATCTCTCTGATAATGGCAAGGAACCAGTTAATATGAATGTAAAAATATCCCGACGTATTTCATATGTTATTGGGAAAATATGCGATACAATTGTAAAAAAGAATATAATGACAGAAGCAAAAGAGTTGTTTTATGACCCCAATTTCTTGCAAAATTTAGACACGAATAAACACTTGTTAGCGTTCAACAATGGTGTGATTGATTTCAAGGAGAAAATATTCAGAAAAGGTCTTCCAAGTGATTACATTTCATTATCCACAATGATTGATTATATTCCGATTAATCCAAATATTCATCAACCCATTATAGATGAAATACGCCAATTTATGGAAACAATCTATCCCAATCCAGTATTATGTAAGTATATGTGGGAGCATCTGGCGTGTTGTATGACTGGATGGAATGATCAACAAACCGCGAACTTCTATTTAGGTATTGGTGCAAATGGTAAGTCAGCTGTATTATCGCTAATGTCGCAAGTTCTTGGAGAGCTTAAATATGATTGCGAATCATCCGTCATTACTGGAGCTCGTGCCCGCGTTGGTGGTGTGGCACCTGAGGTGGTAGGAATGAAGGGAAAACGTCTTGTGGTAATGAATGAATTGTCAAAAACGGATGTACTGAACGAAGGTGTATTCAAGCAACTCACAGCAGGTAACGATAATGTTCAGGGGCGTGGATTATACCAAAGCAAAGCGGTAGTATTTCAACCTCAACTTAAACTGGCAGTTACTACCAATAATTTGCCCAAGGTCAACGCAACTGACAATGGTACGTGGCGTCGTATTCGCATTGTACCTCACGATTCATTATTTGTGGATAAAGGGCAACTATACAAACAATATCCCAAGGAAGATGTTCCGCATCAGTTTGAGAAGGTAGATGAAAAAGACTTGAATGCCAATTTCATTCGCTGGAAAGAAGTGTTTGCTTCAATGCTTATTGACATTGCGTTTGAAACACAGGGCAAAGTAAATGACTGCGATGTAGTATTGTCAGCAAGTAATAATTACAAGGAAAGTATGGACCATATTGCTGAATTCATTCGCGATAAAATCAAAAAGAACGCGTCATCCAGCATTACCAAACAGGACCTATCTACAGAATTCAATTTCTGGTATCAATCTACATATGGTCGTAATGGACCTTCAGCAATGGATGTATATGATTACTTTGACAAGCGATTTGGACGTAATATCAAGGGTCGCTGGAGGAATGTAGAATTAATACACGGAAATGCAATGAGCGGTTCAGACGATGAATATGCTGATGACAGTGATGAAAGCAGTGAAGATTCGGAGATTGATGAAGAAGAATTATAAGAAGCGTGAAAGTAAAATACAATTAGTTATTATGTAATTTATGTGTAATAGTGTAACTTATATCATATACATATTATCATAAGTATTGAAAAAAATTTATGATACTTTTTTAGTGTTTCATGGGTTCTCCTACAATGTTGGAATATATGAAATTCCAAATCTTGTATATATATTGTTCAACCGAGTAAATATAAAACGGATAAGCAATGATTACACAAATATAGAATACAATCATATAACGCGATTTAATATTCATTTTGAATGACACACTATATATTGTTATCAAAGCAACAATTACATATACATAAAACAATATATGTTGGTTGATGTATCTAAATATGGACATGTGTTCTTTTTTGAATTCGGACTTACGTTCATATGTAATGTTACCGTTTGCGTGGTTATCAATTTCAATGTCCAAGAATTTATTTTGCACGGCAATCTCATAAACTTGTTGCTGTTTCAATTCCATCATATTATTATATGCACATCGTAAAACATCTGTATTATTACTCTTTTTACTACAATCAGCAAAATTCTCAATAATGCCTGTGTCTTGCACATTTTCACTTTCTTCGCTTTCTTCGTTTTCATTTTCACCTTGAGAAATATTGTGTATCAACAAAAAATTATTCTGCATCTCATCATTTAGTTGTGTCTTTGTCACATCTAATGCCTTAATTTTATTGATATTTGTAACAATATCTCGTTTTTTACTTTCAATGCTATCATTCAGTTCCAATGCCTTGTCATATAAACCCATTCCTTCATACAATGAGTATTTTTTGGGTTCGCTATAATTTTCAAAATTTTCGGCATTCATTGGAACAACGTCTATAATATCTTCTGTTATATTTTCTTCATTGGGTTGTAATTCAGATGCTTCTAATGTATCATTGTTTATATCTTCGTCTTCAAAAGGATAATCCACATATAACATATCATATAATTGTTTATGTTCAGCTGATTTATCTGCCAACGTATCATTCAATGCTGCTGATTTGCTTTCTATATTTTGTAAATCCTGTACTTCCTTATCTATTGTTTTATTGTACTGATTGATTTGATTTTTCATTTCTATATAGCGTGCAGGTGTATATTCTTTTCCATCACATAATGGGTCTAAATTTTCCCAACGACCAACACGTTTCCAATGATTTTGTCCCTTTTCAGCATAATAATAACCACCAACTGTATCAGCAATATCTGGATAGCGACGCAAATAGCAAACCGCTTCATCCAATGATATATTCCCACTATCAATACGTTTGTTAATTTGCACTTGTCTATCACTAAGCTCATCACTTTTAGACCGTTTGAATATAATTTCTGGAATAAATAATTCAACATTATAATATGAAGGCGTTTTATTGTGTTTAATGGTACCTAAACGACTATCATATTCACCATATTTCAAATATCTATCGCTATGTCTTACGTTTTTAAATGCTGCTTTGTTTTCATTTCCAATTATCATACTAAATTGTGTTTTGCGCCAATTTTTATCCCCTTTTATACGTTCGCCATCATTACACACTACTTTTGCTGAATCATTTACATAAATGAAACATGCATTCTTTTTATTATATAATGTTGTATATCCGTCTTTATTGCCTACGATGAAATGCGTGTTTTCTGTTCTTTCTTTACTTTTATCAAATGTTTTAAGTTGTGGATTATATGAAATATAGTCACCATTTGTATTTATTTTCAAAGCTATGGTATCACCTAATTCAGGCGTACTATTTATCTCAGGTTCGCTACTCATCATTGTATATTCTATAATATAATGATAAAAAATTATGTTTTGTTGAAATTATGTTTTGTTGTATATATTGAAATTCGCGAGATCGTATATTTTATATAATATCATATATCCAAACTGCTGTAGCATACCAATAGTAAATGGGTATATGGCTAAAATAAATAGTAATATGTAAATCTTTTTTTTGCTGTATTTATCACCTTTTGTTAATAAAATAAATGATACAACTACAAATAATATCACATATATCCAAAATAAATAATATTGGTTGAAAATTTTCAGTTGTTCAGTGTCGTATGACAAATAGTATCCGCGTTTATAATTAATACCAGCGGTGTTTTTGGTATTTTCTATGATAATATTATCAATATCGTCATTCTGCTTTTTTATTTTTCGTATGTCATTTTCTTTCTCAGATGCTGCGGTGGTTGTAATTTCTTGTAGTGTTTGTAATGTTTTTTTTGCGTCCTCATTAATTTTGTCCAAAAACGCAATGCGTCCATTTTGTTCGGTTATACCATCATTTTGCACTTGTAAATATGTGTCTAATTCGCTTTGTTTTCCCGTCAAATCATCAATATAAGCATTCATACCCGTTAAACCCTCTATTGTAGTATGATTACTAAATCCTTCGTTTTCTAAAAATAGTTTGTTAATGTCTAATTCGGGAACCGAATATTGTTTGTCATTAATATCATAGGTGTAATTATTTATTTTTGTGTCTAAATCGACGATGGATTCCTTCTTTTGTATATATTGTGCTCCTGCATTTTCTCGTTTAGATATAATTGCGTCTAATTCATTTTTAATTGTGTCCTTTTCTAATTGTCGTTGTTCAAACTCATCTTTGGGTATGGTATATGGACAACTTTTATCCAAGTTTTTATGTCTTCCTTGTGTATACCAATGTTCCTTTCCTTTAAATAAATTGTGACGTCCTACTCCTTTTGCAATATTCGGATATCGTCCCAAGTAGCAAAATGCTTCTTCATTTGTTAATGACTTTTCAATTCTGTCTTTTCTTAGTTTTGAAAAATTACGATAACGATAACGACGAAGACCTTCTCTCATATGTTAGTTATATTATATATAGAACATTTTTCTTGAAGGCAGTGATTTATTCATATACATAATTATGAATAAATGGAGTATATTCGCATTTACACGTATTCAAAGTGATCAACTGTATTGAATGACTTGTATTGCTTCAAATCTACTGATTTATTTTTCATTTCAATTGGAGAGTAACTATGGTCATATTTCATTGTGAATGCTTGCTGACTATTAGAAGAGGATTGAGATTTAGCAGGGTCATTTGTTTGGCAACGTCCAGTTTCTGGATTCCAATATGATATTAAATTAGGATCAGCATTAGTATCGGGATTACAACAATTAGCACCTACACAAAATTGGGGTGTAAGATTTATTCCATTTCCATAACTTGATGCACGTTGTTTTTCTAATTCTTCTGGTGTTAATTGTTTGGGAGGATTTACATTAATCTTTGAAAAGTCCATATGGTCACGGCGAGCAATATCTAATACATTGAAATAAATATAAAAGCCTGCAATACTAATTGTGAGAACATACAATAAATCAAATACTGTGGTTGGAATGAATGTGAATGTTTTGCTTAATTGACCAATAATAATGAAACTTACAAACATTAATATAAAAGCTATTAAGATGTAAATGTAGTAATTATATTTTTGGCGATAACTTTCGTTCAAAGATTGAAGACGTTTTTGCTCAAACATGGACGCATCAACTAATTCCTTCTTTTGTTCTAAACGTTCTTGTTCAGTTTTTACAATATTGGCAATTGTGTTTTGATTTTCAAACATTACATCATAAGCTTGACTTGTACCTTTATAGCGTTTATCCAATGTATTATATTCATCTATCAAACCTATAAGTTTGGAGTCATTTAAATTGCTTATATCAGTTCCATCGTTAAGCGTAAAAACATTCTGAGTACCATTAAAATTAACATTAATTCCAGTGGCATTGGTGTAGGTGGTGTTAGTTTTAATATAAGTTAACATATCATCAAGTTTCGTATCTATTAAATATTGTATATCATCCTTATACTGAGTACTTGAATATTGATTTGAAGAAGCCATATTAAATATTTATATAATATGTAAATATTTATTTTCGTGATAACACATACAAACCTACACCTAAAATTCCGGTAGTAATTAGACCCAACATACCTATTTGTTTGTTTTGTTGAATAAGTAATTCTGTATCATTGTTCAATGCTTTTGACATATTGTATCTATCATCGCGAATAGGATGCTCATTTCCACTATATAAATAGTTTCGTTCAGTTTTTTTAGGATAGATGTTTAATGTTATACTAATACTATCATCATTATCAATAGTATTTGCATCCAATCCTTTCGCATATAATACATCATTTTCAATATAAATATGGTCATATTTATCATTTTTATATACTGGACTTGCTATTTCAACAATGTGTTTTTTTGGGTCATAATTTATATTTCCACCATCATCCGCAATACCAACTAAATTACTTGACCCATCGTATTTTCCGGCATTTTGTACAACATTTTTGTTATTATTTTCAAAATCAACTGTTGCGGTAAAATTATTATCATCTACTTCATTCATATCATTTCGCAAGGCTTTATACGTATTTACATTATTGCTAATATCATCCGTAAGTGCTATAAAATCGTCATTTTGACTAACATAATAATCTTTAACCCTTTGTATTGTATTTTTCCTTTCATCTGATGTCATACCTTCAATAATATAGTTATATTGGTTAAGTTTTGATTTCAACATTTGTATGTTTATATAAAAATGATGATATTATTTTCTCAACGATAACACCCCAATAAAGAACAATGTTAAAATGCCCGGCACAATAATATCGGGGAATTTACGCTGATTAGTAAAATGTTCGTAGTGGGGTTCTCTAAATAGACTATTAGATAATGATTTACTACCTGATACGTCGTATTGTTCAAACGTCGGTGTAATATTTGTTATAACTATATTTGTAATATCACCTACAGAAGTAATCAGAAATTTATAATGTTTGAATGGCTTTGGATAAGAAATATTAATTTCAATATCATTTTTTGATGCACCAAGATTAGATTCACCACTGTGTATAATTTCAGTAAAATTATCAGTTGTATTGCTGCCGTAAATTACGTAGGATATATTATTAGTATTTGAAGAAGATAATTTAAATGATAATTTTGTTAAATATGCCATCACAACATCACCATTGTTGTTTTTTGGACTAATAATGAAAGAGGTATTATCGTTACCAATATTATTGTATAAGCCAGTGGTTAAATTCGTTCCTACACAATCAGTCAAATTTATGGTATTGACAATAGTAAACGTTTTGGTTTTATCTTTTATCCATCGGTCTCCTTTATCTACAACTTTATTGATGGTATTACCGCACGCGTTAATGTCAAAACTATATAAGTCTATTCCATCGTCTTTTCCTACAGATATCTTCATTCCACCTATTTCACGATTATTATATACACCACTAAAACTAAATGGTAAAGTAGTTGTATCAGCCTTCTCAAAGTGTATTCCATTTGTAGTTATTGTTCCAATTTCAGCGTTGTTTGTGTCAAGAAGTGTAATATTTTTCACATTTTTTGAACTGCTGTTACGTCCATTGGTAGTTGTTAAAGATAACGTACCCGAAAGTGTAGTGTAGTTAGTATCCAAACTCATAAAATCATTTTGGTCTGCACTGAAACCAATATAAGGATTATTATTATCAACTTTATATACAGATGTTGATGCAGATATATCAAATTCAAATTTTGTCATATATATTTTATATATATATGAAAATTTACATGTCTGTAAACATATAATAAACTAATGAGGAAGCTAAAATTGTGGTAACAATACCTCCAAACATTGTGCGGTCATAGCGGCGTTGATTTTC